CTCCAAGGCAGAAGAAATTATGGATATATTATATAACTTTGGTGTTGATGTTATTGATTTTGGCGTTGACCGAAAGGGTAAAGCGACACTTGTTGTCCAGTCAATCCGTGACGTCGAGACTGTCGAGAACGAATTGAGTTTTGAGGATGACTTGGTCAAGGATGGCGAGATTGAGCTAGACGAAGGCACAAAGGCCAAGAAGGGTGAACAGCTTGACGAGGCTGCCAAAACTGCAAAACAAATCTCTAAGCGGTCCGATACTCTGGCAAAAAACATCCGCGATTTTGAAGATATGTTGATGCGTGCTAGACCCGATGATTCGGGAAGAGAATATGACAGGGCCGTAAAAAAGGTACGTGAGGCATATTCCGATCTTATGGACGCGATTGATAAAGTTGAGAGAATGCTCAAATGAAACTGATTACCGAGCACACTGACGAACTTCAATATCTCACCGAAGATAAAAACGGTGAAAAGAAGTATATGATCGAAGGCATTTTTATGCAGGCAGAAGCCCAAAATAGAAATGGCCGTATCTATCCTAAGGAGACCCTTGAGTCGGCAACCAAAAAATATAAGACCGAGCAAGTGTCAAAGGGACGTGCCGTCGGTGAACTCGGTCATCCTGATTCGCCTACAATTAATCTGGACCGCGTATCACATAAAATCGTCGAACTGAATTGGGATGGTAATAACGTCATCGGTAAGGCAGAGATTCTTGAAACGCCGATGGGCCAAATTGTTCGCGGTCTGATGGACGGTGAGGTTCAGCTCGGTGTATCGACCCGAGGCATGGGATCACTGAAACAGCAGAAAGGTAAAACGGTTGTGTCAGATGATTTTATTCTATCAACCGTTGATATTGTTCAGGATCCATCTGCACCCGAGGCCTTTGTCAATGGCATTATGGAAGGGGTTGAATATTTCGTCGAAAATGGAACAATCACCGCTCGAGACGTTGATGGATACCGTAAGACACTTGGGTCGGTATCACAGGATCGTCTCGCGGAAGCACAGATGAAGGTCTTTAAGGACTTTCTGAACAAGTTTTAATCATCTAGAAATTGCTGTTTTTATAAATAACAGTAATAAAGGTTTTGTGGTTTTGCCACAAATGTTATATCTATGGGTGCTCCCTCTTGTGGGATATTGACCGGTACGAGACTGAGATCGGTTTACGATTTCCTCTCAAAACTTTGACTCAATAGGAGTAACGTAAATGTCTGATAACAATAATCAGGACATTGACTCAAAGCTCCGTAATGATCTCGTTGATGATAAAGTTTCTGACGAGGGAATTGCGGGTCTTGATGAGGCCAAGGCAACTGAGGTAGCCAAGGGCACTGGTGTTGATGCTGTCGAGAAGGCGGCAAATGCAGCACCTAAGGCCAAGCCGCTGCCGAAGACCAAAGCCGGACTCATTAAGGCTGCTTATGACAAGATGTCCGAAATGAAGAAGGATGACCTCTCCAAAGCCGTCGAAAAAATGATGTACGACGAGATGTATGAGGAGAAGGACAAGGAAGAGGATGACATGGAGGATGGTGATTCCGAAATGTCAACCGAGCGGATGAAGAAAAAGAACGAGAAGTATAAGAAGGACTCCATGAAGGAGGATATCGAGGCTCTCGTTGATTCAGAAGCTACCCTGTCCGAAGGTTTTAAGGAAAAAGCCGAGGTTATCTTCGAGGCCGCACTGAATGCAAAGGTGGGCGAGCGAATCGAGGAACTCGAGGAATCGTACCAGCAAGAGCTTTCAGAAGAGACTGCTCGGATCGAAAACGATCTGGTTGAAAAGGTCGACGGTTATCTGAACTACGTTGTCGAGAACTGGATGGAAGAAAATCAACTGGCAATTGAAAATGGCCTCCGCGCCGAGATTGCCGAGTCGTTCATGGGTGCGCTGAAGGGCGTGTTCCAGGAGCACTATGTTGAGGTTCCGGAAGGTAAGACTAACGTGGTCGATGAGCTTGCCAACAAGGTTGATACTCTCGAGGAAGAGCTGAATAACTCTGTCAAGAAGTCCATGACTCTGAAAGAGCAGGTTCAGGATCTTACCCGTGAGAAGATCATCCGTGAGGCTGCCGAGGACCTTACTGTCTCACAGGCTGAGAAACTTCGTGGTCTCACCGAAGGAATTGATTTCGAGAATGAGGAAGTCTTCGAGCAGAAGGTTGACACAATCAAGGAATCATATTTCGGTGAAGGTACCGAAAAGAAATCCCAAATGTTTGAAGAGACCGGCATTGATGCTGACGTAGCCGAGGAGCAAGAGGATCTCTCGACTCCGATGGCTCGTTATGTAGCCGCTCTTCGTAAGACCGAAAATTAATTTTTAGGAGAGTATCCAAAATGTTTAGTTCCGATAGTGTAAATCAGAAGTGGAAGCCGGTCCTCGAGGCCGAAGAGGCTCCTGCTCTGAATGATTCATACAAGCGTGGCGTTATTGCCCAGGTTCTCGAGAATACCGAGAAGCAGCTTCAGGAAGAGCGCGGTCAGGGTCAGTTCCTCTCAGAGGCTGCTCCGACTAACTCAACCTCAGGTGGTTCAGGTGCCATCGATAACTGGGATCCAATTCTGATCTCGCTCGTCCGTCGTGCGATGCCGAATCTGATCGCGTATGACATTGCCGGTGTCCAGCCTATGTCTGGTCCTACTGGTCTTATCTTCGCGATGAAGGCTCGTTACAACGATGCCGCCACACGTCTGGGTTCAACCGAGGCTCTGTATAACGAAGCGGATACCGATTTCAGCTCCTCGAGCTTTGACGGTACCACTCCGAACAACCTGGCTGGTACTCATTCGGGTGATTCGTCATCACTTGGCACTCCTGATTCCGACGGTGACAATGTTGCCGATAACTTCGGTTTCGGCGAGGGTATGACCACTCAGGAAGGTGAGGCTCTCGGTGACACCGACGCCAACGCTTTCGGTGAGATGTCATTCACAATCGAGCGTGCCACTGTTACTGCCAAGACTCGTGCACTCAAGGCTGAGTACACCATGGAGCTGGCGCAGGATCTCAAGAGCATTCATGGTCTCGATGCCGAGTCCGAGCTCGCGAACATCCTGTCGGCTGAGGTCCTCGCCGAGATCAACCGTGAGTTGGTCCGTACGGTGAACTCACGTGCCAAGCTTGGTTGTCAGCAGGGTGATATCACTACTGCTGGTGTTTTTGACCTCGATGTTGACGCTGATGGCCGCTGGTCGGTTGAGAAATATCAGGGTCTGCTTGTTCAGCTGCAGCGTGAAGCCAACCAGATCGCGAAGGACACACGTCGCGGTAAGGGTAACTTCATCCTGTGTTCATCCGATGTTGCTGCTGCCCTGCAGGCAACCGGTATGCTCACAAATGCGCCTGCTCTGTCAGCCAACAATAACCTGCAGGTCGACGACACAGGTAATACCTTTGTTGGTACGCTGTCAAGCGGCATTAAGGTCTACATCGATCCATACGCCACTGTGAACTATCTCACGGTTGGTTATCGTGGTTCGAACCCGTACGACGCTGGTCTGTTCTATTGCCCATACGTCCCGCTGACCATGGTCCGCGCGGTTGGCGAGAACACATTCCAGCCGAAGATTGGCTTCAAGACCCGCTACGGCATGGTCGCGAACCCATTCGTTGGTACGTCAACGGGTAATGCAACACCTGTCGATTCAATCGGTAATGCTCGTCAGAACGAGTACTACAGAATCTTCAAGGTTGACAACATTCTGGGTGAGGGTTAATCTGAGATTGACTCGATCCTTTAAGGATGTATCTGAGAGGGACCTTCGGGTCCCTCTTTTATTTTCTAGGGTGGAATTACCATGATATCAAATCTTAAGTTTTCCGAACGGTCTGTTCTGTTTGCCGAGCTGTCAAAGCTTGTATACTCGTCGGATCTCGATCATGTTAAGACTGTTGCCGGGCAAATGGGATTTTATAGTATCGAATATTATAATTCCGATGGTGCACAGGCATATCGGTTTTTTAATGGCCATGATACAGCAGTTGTATGTCGTGGTACCGAACCTACCTGCCTGAATGATATACGCGCTGATCTTCGTGCATATCCAGTAAGATCGGAGACGGTGTCTCGAGTCCATTGGGGATTTAAACGTGAGGTTGATGATATTTGGCCAAAGGTTCGTGAGGATATAACCAACGATTCAGTTCTTTGGTTCGGCGGTCATTCACTTGGTGGCGCGATGGCAACAATAATGGCAAGTCGTTGTTACCATGATACCGATATTGCAGACCCTCTTGAAATCTATACGTATGGTTCACCTCGAGTCGGTTGGTCAAAATACGTTAATTCGCTTGGTCCGATGAAACATCACCGATGGGTTAATAACAACGATATTGTACCATGCGTTCCCTTTTGGATCCTAGGTTATCGTCATCATGGATGTATACGATACCTTGATTGGAATGGTCGGTATATTCAGTACTCTTCGATTGACGAACTTAAGGATAGATGGCGTGGGTTTATTTACGGTATTCGTAATGGATCAATTGATTTTTTCTCGGATCATTCAATTGACAGATATATCGAATCAATCAAGTTATTCCGCGACCGATATAAATAGTTCGTAGGTAAATCACAGAGAAACATACTCGCATGATTCCTGGCAACGAACAAATTACAAATCTAATCACGCCTTTTGTGTCGGCAATGATTGCGCTTGTCATTTCGCTTTGGGTACGAGATACTGCCGGCAGAATTGCAAAAGGAATGGCATTTAAATTTAACGGTCAGTTTAAGGAAGGCGACGAGGTCGTTCTTGATGGAGAACGCGCACTGATCGTAAGAATTGGAATGACACAGACGGTTTTTGGAATATACAGAACGACACAGAATGGTAAAAGTATTAACCATTATTGGCGGTATGTTCCGAACGAAAGAATACCATATCTTCACCTCGAAAAGATTGTATCGGACAAAGAGGATATTGAAGGATCTGAATAATGGCATATGAAAAGGATGTAAGTTTCGAGGTCGGAACACCTCAGCGGACGTTGGACGAGACAGCAGGTTTTGCAAAACCGATCGGATTTCGGCTTGCAATTGACCGACTTAAATTTCCAAACGCAGAGTTTAATGTCCAGACTGCATCAATTCCTGAGATTTCTGTTGATTCAGCCACGTATGCAACACCACAACGGTCAATAGATATTCCAGGTGACAAGGTAAATTACGCGCCGCTCAGTGTTACATTTATAATCGACGAGAATCTCACGAACTATAACGAGATTCACGATTGGCTGTTTGGTCTTGTAACCGTACAGGAAAATTCGTCGATAAATAAGACACGTGATATGTCGCTTCTCATTCTTGATTCGCATAACAACGTATCACGCGAAATAACATTTACAAATGCGTATCCTACATCTCTCTCGACGGTCGAATTTGATGCAAAGAGCACTGACGTCGAGTACCTTACAGCAAACACATCGTTTAACTATTCATACTTTAAGGTGAAATAATGCTCGAACAAGATCTGAACACACTGCTCGCATCAACCTTTGCCTTTGCTCTTAAATCACAACGGTACCATTGGAATGTAATGGGCACGGGATTTTATTCACACCATGAGTTCTACCAAGAGATTTATGAGGAGGCATACGAAGCTGTCGATCTGATCGCCGAGAATATCCGCGCGCTTGGCAAATTCCCTGCAGGTTCTCTGAATGAGTTTTTGGANCTCTCACAGATTGCAGAGGAGGACGAGGTTATCACGGANCCGGTTCCTCAGATGGAAGAACTCGTGAGAGCAAACGATGTCGTTATTCGGATCATTAAAATTGCGATGACCGCGGCTGACGACGAGGACAAAGCTGATATCGAGGATATGCTCGTCGAACGGCTTCGTGCCCATAAGAAACATGGTTGGATGCTCAACTCACACATCATGAGGCAGCAGAGACAGTAATATAAATAATACCAGCATCATGTTCCAGTGAGGTGATAATGAAATTTGATATTGAAGACATCCTCGAGATGTGGAAAACCGACTCAGAAATCGACGAAATGAAATTGGACGAGTCGTCGCAACAGTCTGCAAAGCTTCATGCCAAATACCTTGAACTTCTTTCTGTTGCGCGGCTCCGTCTGAAAAAACAAGAAGCTGATTATAAAACACTCCTCCGCGACAAGTGGCTGTGGTATAACGGCAAGATGTCAAAGGCGGAAATGGACGAGCGCGGCTGGTCGTATGATCCAATGAATGGTCTCAAGGTTCTTAAAGGTGATATGAACTACTTCTACGATTCGGATCCTGATATTCAGAACGCGAATATGAAGATTGACTATACCAAGGAAGTGGTCGCGACGCTCGAAGAGATTATGAGTAATATTAGGTGGCGTCATCAAAATATCAAAAATATGATAGAATGGCGGAAGTTCGTTTCGGGTATATAATACAGTATGTCATCATCAGCCATAAGTCTTCGTAAGGTCAACCATGCGTACCTCCAGGTACAGTGCGACGATCGCTCGACGCTTATGGAGCTGTCAGATTTCTTCACGTTCTATGTGCCCGGATATCAACACATGCCCGCGTATAAGAATCGCGTGTGGGATGGCAAGATAAGACTACTTGACTCACGAACCAATAAGATATACGCAGGGCTGTATGATTATATCCGAGCATTTGCAGAAGCCGAAGGGAGAGGTTATGAAATCATCGATGTTGAG